TAATCAATCATGTGAGCGGCGGCACTATTGGTTCTTATACCTTTACTGCCGCTTGTGGTTCAGGCTCGGCTACAGTTTATGTTCGCAATGCAACCAGTGGTTCGCTTGGTGAAGCCATTGTGTTGCGCTATGCTGTGATCCGTGGTGCTATTGCTTAATTTGATTTGATTTGACCCAGCAGTTGTTTTAGTTTTGCACTTTGAACATCTGCTGTGACTTTGCCTGTTTCCTGTGGACCTTTTTCCCAGGCAGGGGTTCCTGTCGCACGTTCCCATGGTGGAGATGATTCACTCGACTCTCCAGTGTCAGCAGCCTTGACTTGGCTTCGGGCCTTGATTGAGTCCATGATTGAGCTTTGTGGCTTGTTATAGCCTGTACCTTCGTCGCCGCCTTCATCAGTAATGCGCATGGTTTCGATGTTGTATTCCAAGTCAATCTTTTGTCCCACACCTGTTGAACTACGCGATTTCATACACTGTATTTGATACTTGCCACGCTCTTTCATAGCACGTGACGTAAAGATACCAAACACGTTGTCAGCAGTATTGATCTTTGAAATACCACCTGAAATATGCGAGTGGTCAAATTCAATTTCTTCTACCGCACTTCTGTTCAACTGCGAAGCAGTGACCATTAGTACTGCTAGTTCTTTGGCCAAGTTGCGTAGTTCTTCACTCACATACTTGTCTTTCACAAACAAGTCGTTGGGTGACACTTTGGCACTCACAGGCATCAGCAAATCCAAGTAGTCAATCATCACAAAGTCCACTTTCTTGCCTGTTTGAATTTGATACTCTTTCAAATACGCACGAATGTCATTGATGTTGCTTTGTGCCGGCAGGCCTTTCACTTGATAGTTACCGCTCTTCTTGGCCACCAACTTGACCTTGAGTTCAGTTGTGTCCATGTCACGTCTAATGTCCTTGGTGCTCATGTTGGTTAACATAGCATCAGTGCGCAAACTTGTGAGTTCTTCTGAAAGTTCTAGTGTGATATACACTCCACTAAGGCCTTGTTGCAACCAGTTTAGTGCAATGTTCATCATCACAAGTGACTTACCAGAACCGGATCCTCCGGCAAAAATGTTGAGTTCACCCCTACTGAATCCACCATACAACAATCTATCCAGTTGCGGCCAGCCTGTGCTTACTTGCCCGCCCGAGTTAAAGTATTTCTCAATGCGAGCCTTAGGATCAGCAAAGTAATCCGTGCCCATGTCTTTAGTGAGTGATATTTGTACTGCATCTTTGATAAGTTTTTCAACAGGTTCAAACTCGCCCTTCTCCAACAAGTCTGCTGATTTTAAAATTGCACGTTCAAGTTCTTGACGTCGAGTAAATGCTTCAAACTCGCCCATGAACCAGTCAAAGTGACCTTCGTTCAGGTCTGGTACAGGAGCAAGTTTAACGCCTGTGGTTGCTGAAATCTGCATCCTGTCAGGCATGGTTTTGTGTTTGTCCGAGTGTTCTTTGATGAACTCAGCCGCTGACCTCAAACTCTTGTCAAAGTTCTGTGGGTTGTAGATGTTTTGAACACGCACATAACTTGTGGCGTCTTCCAACATCATTTCTAGAAATAGTCTTTGGACATCAAGTCCGTATTCTTTTAACAAAGTTTGTCCTTTACGCTTGTTTCAAAAAAATGTCGGTTGCCAGCAGGTCCGTGATGCCCGTGCCAGCCAAAATTGTCATAGTCTGCTGGCCGGTTGATGTTCAAGTTGACATCATACATGGAGCCATCAAATATTTTACATCTGGCGTGAGCTACACAATAATCCAGTATGTACTGGCTTGGTCCCCAGTGATTGTTTGGGTCTAAATTTTTACTGAGATTTACAATAATGTAGTTAGCCTTGCAGGAATCCAACCACTTGGTTATTAAAAATATCTGTCGCAAAACTTGGGTTTCAATCCAACTACGATCACTGATCAACACCGACAATCGGTCAAGTTCCTTGTACTGCAAATTTATCAATCCATGATGGCTTGCAACATTGCTGGATTGTGCCTGCCAGGTTTTTGTATCAAATACTGAACTCACTAGTGCGGTGTCTTTGTAATCGTCAAATACAGTAATTCTTTCCAATGGTGGTAGACCAATAACAAAAAAGTCTTGATCAAAGTTGTATCTTTGCTGTTCGCCCACTAACATTTGACACACACTATCAAAACTTATTTTGGGTCTGCTACAGTTAATCACAGTATCAACAGACAATTCGCGGGCAGTTAACCCCCAAAAACTTTCTTGTGGAGAAACACAAACATCTGGTGTACTGTAACTGTCGCCAAACACCCAAAGTCTATTGTATTCTTTTGACAAGTTGTCGTTTCCTTATCTCTATTTTAATTTTGCTAGTTTCTCTTGAGGCCATAATAGTTAGCAAGGCGCCCAGTCGGCCCAACTTTATCACAGCGTCATTGACATCTTTACACCCTTCGGGCCATTCAGGTATGCTCACTGCCCACCCCAGTTCCACAGCACGATCAATCAATTCTACGCCAGCCATGTCCTGGTCAGGTATCACCGTAACTTCACGTCCGAGACTGCGAATTAATCTTGCTTGTGCATCACTAATGGTGTTGTGCATGACCGCAAGGCCGCCGATTGAAAGTGCATCAAAGATGCCTTCCATCACCAGCACATGTTGCCAGTCTGCATGTTGTAGATCTGTACCAAACACATAGCCCGGTTGTGAGTGGTTGATGTACCGGGGCTGTTTGTCATCTAAGAATCTAGCACACCAGCCCACTACCTGGTTGTCGTATGTGAATGGAACCAATACAAACGGCCTGACCCAATGAACTCCATCAGTTTTGATAGATGTCATTATGGGAAAATCTTCTGGCACCCCGCGTCGGCGTATGTAATCCCAGTATGCAGGAAACTCAGGTGTGACCACTTCGCAAAACGGAGGGAAGTCATCTGCTTCTTCAAACTCGATAGCACTGAGTACGTTGAATGTCTTTTGTCGATCTTCTAGTATGCCGTGTATGCTACGATGTCGTAAACTTTCGAGATTGAGCATGTCAATCTCGTTTTCTGGCACACCCATCCATCCCAGTAATCTTCGGGCTTTGAAACTGACTGTGCGCCCTAGAATAAAACTGGCTGTGTATGCGCAGTTGAAGCAATGGTAACTCCAACCCTGTTCAGTTACCTTGATACCACCACGTCCACGTTTGTCCTGAGTGTTACCATTATGAGTGCAACATACCGCATTGAAGCTGAGCCAGCCCTGTGGACTGGGCTTTCTTTTTGCGGGCAGGTAAGCAAGGACGTCTAGCATCTGTTGAGTATAACAGATTTATCGAGCTAGATCAACGATATTGAACGTTTTCAATCTTGCCGTTTGTGAATATTGCGGTTGCAGCAATTGACCCTTGGAATTGAATTGGCAAGTAGCCTGAACCACCATTCACAATGGTCACTCCAGAAATTTGGTTGTTATCACCAATTGTGCAGGTGGCAACAGCACCGGATCCTGTTCCGAGGATTTGAATACTAGGCGGGGCCACGTAGTAATAACCTGCGTTGGTGATGCTTATACCAGTGACCACTCCGTTGGTGACCTGCACATTACCTGATGCTCCGTATCCAATAGAATTGTTCAGTGCCAATCGCAACAGGGGGTGAAATCCAGTCACGTTGAAATAATCAGTCACTGTTTCACTCAGGTACTGTCTGGTTTCAGTAACATCATACCAAACTGATTCATAGTTAGCGGCGGCTTGTACTTTCACTGTGCCAGTATAGGTATCTAGATCAAATTTCACTGTGGTTAGGCTGGCACCATTGGTGGGCATGTAACTGCTATAGAATTCAGTTTGTTGAATAGAGTTTTGTGGTTGTGGCGTGAGTGCCCAGTCAGGAAATTGTGTAGGGGCTGTGCCCACAAAATTGTTTTTACCATACATATCGGGCACTGTGCATATCGCACTGGGCACAAACTGTGGAAATACACTGTCTACTATGTTACAATCTGCTCTAGCTTGAGAATTAGCATCCACATAAGCAGCCTGTACATAGTTGCCTGCTGAACGTTGAATACTGTAACTGGCAGGCTGAGCCATGATGTTGATGGTATCTTCTGAGTTGAGTACTACTTTGACTCGTCCCAGTGCCGAACTCAATATTTCCATGTCTTTGGTGACCAAGAGTTCATCACCGGCTTGATTCACCACACGAAACACAAATGTGCTGCCTGCAATGTTTACGGGTTTCTCGTCTTGATTGATAAATTCAAAGAGTAGAACATTGTCCACTCCCTTGTTGATTGTTAGTTGTTTTGCATACACTGGGTCGTACCTCGCTGTAAAGTATCCGCCACTGGTGTCTATCAAAAGTACCCGGACGATTTGTTGGTATAAGTAAACGGTGGTTGAATACATAGGATCCTCGAAACAGTATTTATGGGTAACAATATATTTGAAAAATTGACGGAAAAATATCCCTTTATAACATTATGCTTGTACGCAAATGTGGAATATGTGGGTGTGGTGCAGAACAGGGATGACGTTGTTACTACCATCTACGACTTTGGTGCAGTACAAACACAAGAAGATAAAGTGCTATTTTTAGAACTTGCCAGCACCTGGTGGTGGGAAAGCAATCGTAGCATTCCTATAAACATATTCCTACGCAGGGATTGGGAACAATTCCGCCCCACTCTTCGTACTTTTGTCAATAAAGACTTGGAAATCCTGCACGGCCCAACTTGCAGTTTGCTGGACATAGTGCGCAGAAAAGGCAAGCGAAAGTCGATTACGCTGGTACGTCGGATTGATTGAGCAAATTCATGTGTAGTGCTACCAGGGCCGCGTAGGAAACTGCGTGGCTTTTCTTAAATGTGTAGCCCTTTGATTCGTCCCCGTCCCATACACTTGCAAATACTTCTGTCCAGGGTCGAGTTTGTAAGTGTGCCTTGCCTGGACGAATAATAGATATAAAGGCAGCCATCCTGGGTATCGAGTCTGGTTTCATTACTCGTAGCAAATCTGTATAATTTCCCACGTGTGCCAGTTGGCTGGCCCAGGCATGATCAGTCCACAGTCTTTCCCAAGGTGGAACAGCGGCGAGCATTGATTTATAGTGTGCAGGATCACGGATCAACTGATACACACTCATGTTTAGAAAGTCTAATTTAAAATACCCACGCTGTTCTGCTTCTTCGTAATCTATTGCGGCACACTGATTGACAGGATCCGCAGGAATGTCTGTTACATAGATACCTGAGTTGTGCTTTCGTCCATTACTTTGTCGTGCAGGAACATGTTGAATCAGTCGCAACGCCGTTTCTCTGTCAGCAAAGTCAATGTCAATATCTGCGCTCATTCAGTATCCACCAATGCCGCCACAATTCGAACTTGTTCCTCAGCATGAGCCACCGCTTGTAAAGCATCTGCCACACTTGGATGTTTGGCCGCAAGTTCTTTGATACGATTTTCTTCATGTATTTTTTCTCTAGCCCAATTTAGTATAGCCTGCACATCGCCTGTGAGTTCAACAGTAGGATGCATACTAGCCATCATCATCCAGGTGTTGCCATCATACACTTCTAAATTTTGGCTACTGCCGTTGTAACGAAGTTGACCTACTAAGGAGTTTCCATTGGAGGGCGAGTTGTAAAAACTGGGCCAGGTGTTGTAGCCGTTGTTGACAGTGATTCCTGTTCCTGCATTTATAGTTTTAATCATGTTACCATCCTGCCTTGTTCAATATATCTTTCACATACTCTTGATCCGCTGGGTAATTTGTGAATTTCTTTTGCCAAGCGTCACTATCAATGTAGGGCCATACCATGGCCACTTGTTCTGTGCTTAGTTCGCTTAGGAACTTTTGTCCAGACTCTGAATTGTAGATCACCCAAGGACTGATACGTCCGGCTGTGACAGCATAACATAGACTATTGGTATTGCCATAGCGCATCCAATCATGTGGGGGATTGCCTGTTTCTTCTGCCCAACGTATGCTGTGTTCTATTGCTCGAGCCAGTGCATCATCCACTGCTTCCACACGCAGGTATTCAATCAAGT